TGCACCCTGTAACTGTAACGGCAATGGCTGAATATTTAGGAGTTACAGAACGCTGTATAAGGGACAGACTCAAGGAAGCAAAAGACATTTATTGGACGAAAAACGGAACTGTCGGAAAGCACGAAAGCTCATAGAAACGGAAATCTGCAAAATCGCAGTTTTCTTCCGTGAACGGAAAACCTATTGTATATAGTCACTTCCGTTCCGTGCGTTCACGAGTGTGGGAAAGGCTGAAAGCGTTGCCTTTCCACACTACGAAACGTTGAGTTAAAGGTTTTCCGACGGATTGGAGGAAATTATGGAATTTTTTATATCAATGAATCCACCTACTGCTACAGCACAAGAAAAGCAAGTACGGGTGGTTAAGAATAAACCGATATTTTATGACCCGCCTGCGGTTAAGGAAGCAAAGAATGCTCTTCTTGCTCATCTTTCGGTACATAAACCGCAAAAACCGATGACGGGTGCAATCTCGCTCCGGGTATTATGGCTTTTTCCAAAAGGCAAAAGTCATAAAAACGGAGAGTGGCGAATTACACGACCCGATACTGATAACCTTCAAAAGATGCTCAAGGATTGTATGACCCAATGCAAGTTTTGGAAGGACGATGCACAAGTAGTCCGTGAAATCGTTGAAAAGCGATGGTCGGACGAACCTTGCGGAATTTATATCGAGGTCAACGAAATGGAGGGATAAAACTTATGGCATTTTACGGCAGAAACGGTGAAGGTTATCCCGACCCAACAGCAAGTGCAGCAATTGGAAAAATTCGCACAGAAGAAAAAAGAAAGGAACGCCACGAAAGGCGAAAAAAGCAACGCAAGAAAAATCGTATGCTTCGTAAGCAGGCAGAAAGGATGATGACAAATGACAAGTAATATGGATTGTTATGAAAACTTGGCTCAAGCTATTATCCTACAAGCGGTGAAAGATTACAGGCGAACGGAATGCAACAGTACAAAGGCACATATAATTCGATTTTTTCGTTCGGATTGGTTTAAGGTACTGACCAATTTGAACTGCGAAATCCTTATATCAAAGCTAAAGGAGGAAAAAAGCAGATGAATGCAAAGGAATATTTATCACAAGCAAAATACCTTGATATGCGTATAAACTCAAAACTTGAACAGTTGGAATCCTTGAACCTTCTTGCTACAAAAGCAACATCTGTTTTGACAGGGATGCCACATTCCCCAAGCAAAAGCACCTCTACAATGGCAGATGCAGTTGTAAAAATAATAGCTTTGCAGGAAGAAATAAATCAGGACATTGACGATTTGGTAGACACAAAACAGGAAATAACCAAGACAATAAAGGGCATTCAAAATGTGGAGTTTCAAACTATCTTGGAAAAGCGTTATTTGTGCTTCTTTTCTTGGGAGCAGATTGCAGCAACTATGAGCTATGACATAAGGTGGCTTCATCGTTTGCACGGCAGAGCTTTAGATGAGGTACAAGCATTGCTTGATAAGTCGGCTTAAATAACAAGCCACGAAAAGCCATAGAAGTTCACCTTGTTCTTATGGTATTATTATAATAGCAAAAAAGCATACACGATAAGCCTTGTAGGAGCACCCCTCTCCTGCGAGGCTTTTCTTATGCCCGATTGGAGGTGAATGAAGTGCCGAAGAAACCGAAGCGTCCTTGCTCTTTTCCCGGCTGCCCACGGCTTACTGACGGAAGGTTCTGTGAGGAACACCAAAAGGCTGAAGCCAAACGCTATGAGACCTATGACAGAGACCCGGAAGTTCGTAAACGATACGGCAGAGCTTGGAAAAGAATAAGAGATAGCTATGTGGCGGTGCATCCTATATGTGAACTTTGTGAAAAAGAAGGTCGGCTCACACCGACAGAAGAAGTTCATCATATCTTGCCTCTCTCGGAGGGTGGCACACACGCAAGAGATAATCTCATCGCATTGTGTCAGTCCTGCCATGCAAAAATTCACGCTGACCGAGGAGACAGATGGCACAGAAAATGATGACCCGGTGGGGGTATCAAATCTCTACAGCTTTTCATTCGTGCAACGGGCGTGGGCTTTCGTGTAAATTTTCGCAAAAGTTTTCAGGGGAATAGACCCCCGGCGAGAAAAGAGGTGTAATTTTATGGGCAAAAGAGGTCCCAAACCGGGTTCAGGTGGAAGACCAAAGAAAGCAATTACAGACAAAATTGCAGAAGGAAATCCGGGAAAGCGTATGCTGACTGTCATCGATTTTAATGACAACGCCGCTAACCTTGAAGGTGAGGCAATGCCGAAGCCTTCGGAGTTCCTTTCCGCAACCCAACGAGACGGTACAACCTTATGTGCAGCCGAGATTTACAAGAACACTTGGAAATGGCTGTCCGACAGAGGCTGTGCCACTATTGTTTCACCACAGCTTATTGAGCGTTATGCAATGGCGAGTGCAAGATGGATTCAATGTGAAACCATTACAAGTGACCTCGGGTTTTTAGCAAAGCATCCTACCACGGGTGCAGCAATCCAATCTCCCTATGTAGCAATCGGCGATAAGTATATGACGCAGGCAAATAAAATGTGGGCAGAAATATTTCAGATTGTGCGTGAGAACTGCACAAGCGAATACACTGGCGGAGTTAATCCGCAGGATGATATTATGGAAAGATTGCTTCGAGCAAGGAAAGGAAATTGATATGAGTTACTTAAAAACAGCTGAAAGTGTATGCAAAGGTCACCCGGATAAACTGTGCGACCTTATTGCAGACAGCATTCTTGATGAGTGCTTAAGAAAAGACAAAAATTCCCGTGTTGCCTGTGAGGTTATGGCTACAGGTCATAAAATCATAGTCGCAGGTGAAATCACGTGTGCAAAGCGAGTTGACATTCGCCTCGTGGTTCGTGAGACATTACGCAAGGTCGGATACAATCCGCTCCGCTATCTCATTTATGTATATGTACACAAACAGAGTTCCGACATTGCAGGAGGTGTTTCAAAATCTCTTGAAGTCAGAACTAAAAACGCACAGGACATTTTCTCAACAGTTGGTGCAGGTGACCAAGGCACCGTTTACGGCTATGCTACAAACGAGACTTGGAACAAACTCCCGCTCCCTGTTGTGATTGCAAACAACATTTGCAAAAACCTTGACCTTGCAATGCACGATGGAACGATTGAGGGAATTGGTCCCGATGGCAAAGCACAAGTTACTGTGGAATACGAAGATGGCAAACCCAAGAGAATCACAAATGTTATTGTTTCAGTTCAGCACAAGGCTGATAAAAACCTCAAAGACTTACGCCGTGAAATAGTAACAGAAGTGCTGTACCCTTTATTTGACAGATATAAAATGAATAAGGATGCCGAGGTTCTTGTGAATCCATCCGGCAGATTTGTCAAAGGCGGGCCTTCTGCTGATACTGGTTTAACAGGCAGAAAAATTATGGTTGATACATATGGAGGTCTTGCAGCACATGGTGGCGGAGCTTTCTCCGGCAAAGACCCGACAAAGGTTGACCGCAGCGGTGCATATATGGCAAGAGCTGTAGCAAAAAACATTGTAAGGTCATTTCTTGCCGATGAATGTCAGGTTGGCATTTCGTATGCAATTGGCAAGGCTGAACCTACTGCGGTTCAGATTGATACATTTGGTACAGCAAAGGTTGATGAAGAAATCATCCGCAAAGCCGTGCTTGAAGTTTTTGACCTTCGTCCGGCTGCAATCGTTTCTGCATTAAAACTCCGCTGTCCGACATATTCCGACACAACCGCATACGGACATTTCAACGGCTACCTCGGTTCTTGGGAGGAATATGACAAGACCGAAGAACTTAAAGAGGCGGTGAGAAAGTATGTTGATTGAGAAGAAAAATACAGCAGACCTTCTGCCTGCTGACTATAACCCAAGAAAAGACCTTAAACCCGGTGATTTGGAATATGAAAAACTGAAACGCTCCATTGAGCAGTTCGGTTATGTTGAGCCTGTCATTTGGAACAAGACAACTGGCAGAGTTGTCGGTGGGCATCAAAGACTCAAGGTCTTAATGGATATGGGACACACCGAGGTTGATTGTGTTGTTGTGGAGCTTCCCGAAGATAAAGAAAAAGCTCTCAATGTGGCACTTAATAAAATCAGCGGTGAATGGGACAAGGATAAACTTGCTCTTCTTATTTCCGACCTGCAAGGCACAGACTTTGATGTTTCTCTTACTGGCTTTGACCCGGCAGAGATTGACGACCTTTTCAAAGATACATTAAAGGATGGCATCAAGGAAGATAGTTTTGATGTAGAAGCCGAACTTGAGAAGCCTGCCTTTTCAAAGCTCGGTGATGTATGGACTCTTGGTAAGCACAGACTTATTTGTGGGGACAGCACCAAAGCAGAAACTCTTGAAAAAGTTATGAATGGTGTCAAAGCAAATCTTGTCATCACAGACCCTCCGTATAATGTTAATTACGAAGGTTCTGCCGGGAAGATAAAAAATGACAATATGGAAAATGAAAAGTTTTATCAGTTCCTTCTTGATGCATTTATCGGCACCGAATCGGTAATGGCTGATGATGCATCTATTTATGTATTCCACGCAGACACAGAGGGTCTTAATTTCCGAAAGGCTTTCTCGGATGCAGGCTTCTACCTTTCGGGGACTTGCATTTGGAAAAAGCAGTCTATCGTGCTTGGACGCTCTCCTTACCAATGGCAGCACGAGCCTGTGCTGTTCGGTTGGAAAAAGAAAGGAAAGCATAAATGGTACACTGGAAGAAAAGAATCTACCATTTGGGAATTTGACAAGCCAAAGAAAAATGGTGAGCATCCCACAATGAAACCTATTCCGCTTCTTGCATATCCAATTATGAATTCAAGCCTTACAAATTCTGTAGTGCTTGACCCATTCGGTGGTAGCGGTTCAACCCTTATTGCTTGTGAGCAGTCTGATAGAATCTGCTGCACAGTAGAGCTTGACGAAAAGTTCTGCGATGTAATCGTAAACAGATATATTGAGCTTGTAGGCTCGGCAGATGCTGTATCTGTAGAAAGAGACGGAGTGACATTCTCATACAAGGAGGTCACGGAATTTAATGAAACATAATCTAACCCTCGGCAGCTTGTTTGATGGCTCGGGTGGATTTCCTTTAGGCGGCTTGCTTTCCGGCATTACCCCTGTGTGGGCATCGGAAATCGAGCCGTTTCCTATTAGGGTCACAACAAAGCGTATGCCGTTTATGAAACATTATGGTGATATTTCCGCTATGGACGGAAGTAAAGTCGAGCCTGTGGACATTATCACCTTCGGCTCTCCCTGCACCGATATGTCGGTAGCTGGGAAACGAGCCGGACTTGAAGGACAGCAATCGGTGCTGTTCTATGAAGCAATACGAATTGTAAAAGAAATGAGGAATGCTACAAATGGAAAATATCCACGATACATCGTGTGGGAAAATGTCCCCGGAGCATTCTCTTCCAATAAAGGCGAGGACTTCAAAGCAGTCCTCGAAGCAGTCATCGGTGTCAAAGAACCGAATGCCGAGGTGCCTATGCCTGAAAAAGGAGCGTGGGCTTACGCAGACTGCTATATGGGAGACGGATGGAGCGTTGCATACAGAACTCTTGACGCTCAATTTTGGGGAGTCCCCCAAAGAAGAAAACGAATCTACCTTGTCGCAGATTTTGCAGGTCGGAGTGCCTTCGACATACTTTTTAAGTCCGAAGGCTTGTCAGGGTATTCTGCGGAGAGCTTCCGTGCGTGGCAAAGAACTGCCGGAAGTGTTAAGACTTGCACTTCAGCGACAGGCTTTGACGGATACAACGGAGATTTAACAGGAAATGTTTCTGCAACCATAGGTGTTAACTGTGGGATGAGTTCCGGCAGAAATGGTGTCGTTGTTAATTCTCAAAACGAGAATAATCCTCGGAGCATAGTTGAATCAGCAGGCTTTTGTACAGAACATTCAGCAAAGAGCCGTGGCATTGGTTATGAGGAAGAAACCTCTCCCACGCTTCGTGCCGGGGTTATTCCGGCTGCAGTGGCTCTTGAAAATCATCCGGCTGATTCGCGGGTTAAACTATCCGATGATGGAAAGGTGCAAACCCTCACTTCCCGTATGGGAACAGGCGGTGGTAATGTCCCTATGCTATTTTGCAATTGGGATGGCGAACAAACAGCACCTACTCTTACAGCTCATAATGCCGGAGGCAATCAGCGTATGCCGGACAAGAATCACTTCAACTGTATTCTTCAAGCCTTCGGTATTAGCTCCCACGATAGTAATGCAATGAAATCAAGCAACCCGCACAGCGGTGTTTACGAAGCTGATACTTCTCGTACCCTTGATGAGAATGGCGGAAACCCCGGCTGCAATCAAGGTGGTATTGCTGTTGTTTGTGTTGATCAGGGCGGAGGCAAAAGCTCGTGCAGTGTTACAGAGGAACTTGCACCCACACTTGCCTGTACTCACGGCGGTGAACCTGCTGTATGTATACAAGGCTCTGTGATTGGGCGTGATGATAAAAACGGACCACAAGGAAATGGAATCAATGAAGATGTTTCCTTTACCCTTAATGCCATGGACAGACACGCTGTCTATGCTATGACCACAGGATACTACGCACAGGTAACCGAAGAAAAAGCACCGACCTTGCTTTCACGGGATTATAAGGATGCCGCTGTTGTAACTCAGCCGAGCTACGGCATAGGCAGAGATGCCTTTAATCAAGGACAGAACGCATTATATAAACCTTGTATTGAAGAGGAGCTTGAACCAACTCTTGTCGCAAAAGGTCCGGGTGCGATTGCTCATCCATACGGCTTTGACCCTTCAGCTTCAAGAGATGTGGGTCAATACTTTTTAGAGAATTGCGGAAACACACTTGTTAACGGAAGCTGTCCCGGACATCACAACGGAGTGGTTGAGCCGACATATACTGTCCGCAGACTTACACCGACTGAATGTGCAAGACTACAAGGTTTCCCGGATTGGTGGTGTTTCGGTCTTGAAACACCTGACCCCACAATGGAAGACATCCGATATTGGTATGATGTGTTTGAAACCCACAGAAAAATATGTGGAACTTCATCCAAACCGAAAAGTCTCAAACAAATATCACGATGGTTGCAAAAGCCACATTCCGACTCTGCCGAGTATAAAATGTGGGGCAATGGCGTAGCTTTGCCGTGCGTATTTTTTGTGCTGTCGGGCATTGTGTGGTATACACAAAATGAGCAAATGTAATTCTACATATTTAATGCTGTAAATGACTTGATAAATGTCGTTTTTAGAGTTAATATGTGACTACCAAAAACAAAGGAGGTCATTTACAATGACAATTAGGTACAATACAACAGGAACAAAACGCAAAGAGCTGGTTCAGCTGATTGCAAACTTCACAGGCTGTGAACCGAAATACAAAGGAGCACCGACTTTTGCTTACGAAGTGGACTATTTCACTATCGACAAAAGCGGTGCTCTTTCATTTGACGACAGAGCCGACAGCGAGGTTATTGAGAGACTTCTTGAAATGCTCTATGACAACGGCTTTGAAGCTGAAGGGCTGCCGGAAGCAGACGAACCGACAGAGGTGACCGAGCAAGAGAGCGATGGTGCAGGCTTGATTATAACCATTCCCTTTGAGAATGTTTCGGTTGGCAATCTTACAAAACTCTTGGAAGTCAAAGGCAACCTTATAAAAAAGGCACTTGGGATTGATGACTTGCCATTGGCAATGAACGATGACAGCGTTTCATTCCTTTGGTTTAAGAATGAAGTTCTTTCGCCTGAATACATCAATGCCTACACCGAGTTCATTTCCCTTCTTTGCCAAATGACAACGAAGCAAAAACGCATCACGGCAACAGAAAAGGAATACGACAATGAGAAGTACGCTTTCAGATGTTTCCTTTTAAGGCTCGGTTTTATTGGCGCAGAGCATAAGGCGGCAAGGAAAATACTTCTTCAGAAACTTGAAGGAAGCTCTGCTTTCAAAAATGGTGAGAAAAAAGGAACGGAGGTATCAGACAATGAAGTTTCCGAGTAAAGAAATTGTTGATAGGCTTCGTGAAGAATATCCAATTGGGACTCGTGTTGAACTTGTTCGCATGGATGATTTTCAAGCACCTCCCATTGGAACTAAAGGCACCGTGCGTGGTGTTGATGATGCCGGAAGCATTATGGTTCGATGGGATACAGGTTCAGGCCTGAGCATAGCCTATGGTGAAGACCAATGCAAAAAACTTGCTACAGTAAAAACAATATGTTATGGTGAAGAGCAAGTGTGGGATTGCCGAAGCGATGCTACCACTCACTTTATCAGAGCTATTGCAATGTCGGAGGGTAGCGAAAGAGAAAGATATACCAAAATATATATGGAGCTTATGTCCGGCTTGGATGTCTGCACCGATTTGACAGACCAGCATATATGTAAATATTGCGGTAAGATTGCTGACGGGACAGATGAAGATATTCTTTGCAAGGAGTGCCGAGAACTGTTCGGTCATATGTTCTACTTTGAACTGTAATATACACAATTTTCCCCTTAAATCTTTGTGTAGTTTATGCCGATAAATAACTGGATATTATGTGTTTTTAGAGGTAATATGTTACTACCGAAAGGGACAAAACAAAGATTACGGAGGGCTTGAAAATGAGCGAAAAAACAACACTTTTTGTAGAGGAAATGAAAAAGCAGACCATTGGGGTTGAGGTTGAGATGAACAACATCACAAGGGACAAGGCAGCAAAGATTGCAGCCGACCTTTTTGGAACAAACCGCTACCAAAACACCGAGGCAAGAAACGGATACTGCACTTGGTCAGCTTGGGATTCAGAAGGTCGAGAATGGAAATTTCAAAAGGATGTCAGCATACAAGGAGCAGACAGTCAAAAGTGCGAACTTGTGACCCCCATTCTTACATACAAGGACATTGAACTTTTACAGGAACTTATAAGGAAGCTACGAAAAGCCGGAGCAAAAAGCGATGCTTCAAGAGGATGCGGAGTTCACATTCACATTGGTGCAAAGGGACACACACCACAGACCCTTCGCAACCTTGCAAACATTATGGCAAGTCACGAAAGCCTCCTTACAGATAGCCTGAAACTTGACAGCAGCAGAATTTCAAGATACTGCCGAACAGTTAACCCACGATTCCTTGACACCTTGAACCGCAAGAAACCGAAAACAATGTCAGCACTTGCAGATATTTGGTACGATTGCAATGGTGCAAACTACGGCAGAAGCCATCACTACAACGACAGCCGATACCATATGCTTAACCTACACGCAACCTTCACAAAAGGAACAGTTGAATTCAGGCTTTTCCAATTTGATGAGCCATCCAACGGAAAGCAAAACGGCTTACATGCCGGACAGCTTAAGAGTTACATTCAGCTTTGCCTTGCCCTTTCAAACCTTGCAAAAACAGTACGCTCCGCAAGCTCAAAGCCACAGCAAAACGAGAACCCCAAATACGCAATGAGAACTTGGCTCCTCCGCCTCGGCTTCATTGGAAAGGAATTTGAAACCGCAAGAGACATCCTTACAAGAAACCTTACAGGGGACACGGCATTTAGGCACACCTCAAGAGTTGCTTGAAGGTCATAGGCACAGCCCCACCGACCGCTTCGGCGGTCTTAAGGTGGTAGAAGGACAATTGCCTTCAGGAAGGATGAATGAAAATATGGAAAAACGCTATTATTTAGCCTACGGCAGCAACCTCAACATTGGGCAGATGAAGTACAGATGCCCCGGTTCAAGAATTATAGGTACAGCGGTTCTTGAAGACTATCAGCTTCTTTTCAAAGGAAGCAAGACTGGTTCGTACCTCACCATTGAGAAAAAGAAAGGCTCTTCCGTTCCGCTTGCAGTTTGGGAAGTAACACCCTTTGATGAAAAAAGGCTTGATGCCTACGAGGGATTTCCTAACTTCTATTACAAAAAGGAATTTGAGCTGGATATCAAAGGAATCAAGTCGGGCAAGATAAGACATCGGAAATGCTTTGTATATATAATGCACGAGGAAAGACCTCTCGGCATACCGACAAAAGCATACTATTGGACTTGTCTTGAAGGCTACCACGATTTCAAATTCGATGAAACAATTTTATACCAAGCTCTGCTTGATAGTAAGGAAGGTATCGCAAATGAAAACTAACGCTCACAAACGCAAAGAATGCCCAAGATGCGGTGGCATTTACTTCGGTGCTTCAGCTTTATCACGGCTTGACAACCAAAGCCAAATCTGCCCCGACTGTGGCACACGAGAGGCACTTGAAAGTATCGGTGTTGATACTGCCGAACAGGATAAAATCATCGAGAAAATCCATAGTTGTCAATGCGGTAATTAAGCTGTAATATACACAATTTCACCAACAAATCTTTGTGTAGTATATTATCGCTAAATGACTTGATATAATGTAGATTTAGAGGTAATATGTCACTACCGAAAGGGACAAGAACACATTATTTGGAGGATACAAAAATGAAGAAAATTGAAGCATTTGAAAAGGCAATCGTAAACAAGATTCCCAACCTTCGAGAGGCAGGAATCAACCCCACACTTTTTTGGGCATACAGAACCCTTGAAGAAACCGGGAACGAGAGAATTGATTTTAACGAGTGCATTTGGGAACACGAAATTGAGGACATTGCAAATTGCCTCAAGGAAAACGGAATTTACGAATTTACAATTTCAAGCACCTTCTCAAGCCTCATTGAAACCCTCGCAGAGTTTCAGAAGCACGGCTTTCAAATGGCAGGCTTGACCGAAGTCAAAGCACGATACACCGAGGCTTGTTCAAACGAAAAGAAACGCATCCCGGCAATCAGAATGCTTTGCATATAAGGAGGACAAAACAATGACCGAATTTACAACTGTTGAAAAACTCGCCCTTGACATTTCACCGAGCTACGATGCAATCGTAAGGTACAAAGGTTTTGTGTGCCTTGCAACTTTAAACTACAAAGGCAAATACGAAGCCGAGGTTTACGAGTATGTTGACGAGCCGGATTCTGAATTCGCTGAAATCGAGTGCCGACTTTCCCTTAACGAGAAAGCAACAGAACAGTTCGG